TCTTCATCTAATGAACCACCCATTGCATAACCGGCTCTACCACCGTCAGCTGCGTAAAAATTTTGACTAACATATTTTTTCTTAGGCATAAAATCTAAACCAACACCGGCATCACCTTGACCGCTGTAATAATTTTTTGCTCTTTGTGTAACTGCTGCCGGATCCATAGGATCAGAACCTGATTCTTCGTCATCACCACCGCCACCCATAAAAGGAAGTGCTACACTTGCTCCAAGTAAACCACCTAATGCAATTTTACCTGGACTAAAACCCCCATATTCTTTTTTTTCTGGATCATAGCTTCTAAATAAATTTGAAAATTTACCTGCCGTCCCTTTTTTATCTAAAAAATTTTTACCCGCACCTTTAAAAAATCCAGCTAGTTTAGATGTACCAAAACCTTGGCCACCAAACATTGATTTACCACCTAGCATACTACCACCACCAAGATAATAGCCACCTAAACCTAGTATTGCAGCTTTACCTAACGGACTCTTAGCAATTTTCTTAACACCACGAACAGCTTTCTTAATGAAACCACCTAAACCATAGGCTTGTCTAGGGTCATGAACCATCATACCCTGATTGTACATCTGTCTTGGTTGTTGCATTCTTGAAATTGCCATAAATTTATCCTTAGTTTATCTGTTTTACTTTGTTTCTGCGGACAAATCAAGAGGCGGCATGATAACTTTTACGTCCTGTGCCATCTCTTCTGCTTTATAACCCTTTGCTTCCCAGTCTTTTCTTTCCTTAAAAACCTCACCGGTTTTAAGGTGCCTGTAAGTTTCTTCTACCTTAGCGTCATATATTTTCATTAGTCTATTTTCTCCTTTTTGATGTTTAAGTAGCTGATAGCTATGTCAAATGAACCTGTGTTACTTGACTGCACCGTGAAAGCACTTCCGCCTTCTACTATTAATGGTTGGGTTAATAATTGTGTAGTGACATCAGCTGTCAATGCCGCTGATTTAATGGCTGTAATACCATTGTTTGTAACTGTTACTGTAGGTGTAGACGCAGATGTAACAAGCAGTGACTTAATAATTATAGTCTCATTTACCAAAGGATTACCTGCTCCGAACGGAACCAAAGCATTACCAGTTGTATCATTATCTATTCCTTTAAATTTGTATTGGTTTACTACTGCCATTATTCTAAAAAGAAACTCTTAGCTTCTATCTCCTGTTTTACTTCTTCCTGAAAAGAAGAATTTAATTTTGTAATAATACCATCAAGATCCCTGATCAATGACTGTATATTTTTTTGTTCATATTCTTTAGCTGCTCTAGTTAATGATTGTACAATTTTTGCCATTATAAAATACTTGCTAAGCCCCCGTTTTTAAACATAGCTCTACCACCGTTTGCTGCTGTAAAAGCTCCTGTTGTTGTAATAGACCCATCTTGTAATCCTTGAAATTCATATGGAGTTACTTTGGTTCCATCATTTAACATATTCATTTGGTCTAGGTATGAATTATAATCTTGTTTTTTAAAACCTCTCATCTTAGAAGCATCAAGATCTTTTTGTTGGACCTCAGTAAAATAATTATCTGTAGGCAAAGGATTAGTGTTGTAAGAAAGTTTATCTTCTTCTGGAAGATTTTTATTTTTTATATAAGTTCTAAGTTTGTTTACCCCAAAACCAATTCCTAAACCTATCGGGTCCATTTTATATAAATTTTTTAAATAATTAACTTCCGAACCAAGGTTCATGACGTTATCTAGTGTTGAGGGTTTTTCTCTTTGATTATCTCTCATAGCTCTTTGATGATTAACGTTTTGTTCAAAACTGCTATAATCATTAGTGCCACTTTTACTTCCAGTGTCCGGTGCAGCTCCATAACCTTTGCTAGCTCTTTCTGCTGCTTTTTCTGGAGCACCCATATCAGCTCCACCGCCACCTTGTAATCTTGCTCTACCACCAAAGAAGTATCCGGCCCTACCACCACTGTTGAATGGTCTTCTATTAGACCCATCAATAAACCCACCATCTTTTTCTCCGCCACCTGGATCAAACGGATCGTTGTAAGAAGTATCGTCTCCTTTTGTAGATTCTCCTCCAGAATAGGTATTACCTTCTCTGTCATCTCTATAAGCATCTTGAACAGTGTTATAGTCTTTTTGTTTTTGAGACTGTTGTATTGATTTTAATTCTGAACCTTTTTCATCTCTAAGTTTATCCCTTCTTTTAGTAAGAACATCTGAAACAGTTTTTCTTTTTCCATCATCAACTTGTTTTTGTTGTCTAGCTAAAGTTTTAGTAATCATATCAATTCTTTTTTGATAAGCATTTTGTAATCCGTAAGTTGGCTCGTCTCCATACCTACCACCTGTTATTGTATTTAAGAAACCACCTGATACAGGGTTATATCCTGCCATTAATCCAGATTGTATTCTTCCAATACTATCTAGGTTATCCGACCCTCCATAATAATTTTTTATATTTTTAGTTCGTATATCACTTTTAGGCATAAAAGAATTAATACCTCTTGAAACTGAACCTGAAAGACTATTTTTTCCAAACGGCAAATAATCCATTAAATTAAATTTTTTTTGTGAAATAATATCAGGTTCACCTTCGTAATCAGTAAACATTTTTTTAAATCTACTATCTTCCATTATTTGTGCATCACTGCTTTCTTCTAATCCGGAATTGTTTTGCCTAATTTTTTCTATCAAGTCTGGGTCTTCTCTTAAACCCGTATCTCCAGGTTTTCTTTCATAGGGGTTAGCATAAGGTCCTGTTTCAAATAATTGTTTATTAAATTCAGGTTGGCTCATGTTTAAAAAAGGAGGGGCTCCAGAAGCTCCTATTGTTTCATCATACCCTGCGTAGATATTGGGACTATCTGAACCAGTAAAAGCATTTGTATTTGTTATACCTTCGTCTTCAACCGGTGGTGCTACAGGTAATTCATATGGGTTCTGTAAATATTTTTGTTTGGGTACGTATTTTAAACCCGCGTCTCTTATCTCTTGGTCAGTAGCCATTATCTCATTCCTCCTGGTGCAATGTCTAATCTAAATGTACCTAGTTTCCAATTTTTTCCAGAACCTGTATTAGATACTTTTAATGCAATTGATCTAGCTCTAAGTCTGGTGCTTTTAAAATTTGTAGTTTCGGTCGATGTAAAATTTGTAGTTGTTGCAGCGGTATTAGGGTAATTTCTTGTTGTAAAACTAACTTCAGTATCACCTGTCTGTTCTATAAAATCTGGTATAAATCTACTTATTCTCATCATGTATTCACCATCTCCTCTAAGATCAGGAGTCCCTACAGTCGCTCCCGTGTTACTTCTTTTTTGAGTAATGTCAAAATCACCGGAAAGAATATTAGCATTAACAGCAGTAATTGCATTACCGGCATTAACTTGATCGGTCCCTGTTTCGTGTTGATAGTATATACTACTTCCGTCTACATTACCAGTAACGTCATAAGAGGCGTCATCGTCAGGATTATAAAGTGTTGCATGAGGTTTTTCGTATACAGAAGAATCTACCCAAGCAGATCTATTTAAAGACCCTGTTGTCCAAATAGGTCTTTGAGTTGTAGAATCTACATAATTATAAGTAACTACTCTATCAACCGAAGTAGCATTAGCCGAACAGTAAAACCAGTTTATTTCTCCAAAAAGATTATTGATACCTGCGTTAATAAAATCTCTAGTTACATTATTAAGGCCAAGTCCGGGGTCTACGGAGTAAACAAAATCTTCTACTAGACAAGGCATGGATCTTAATTGACCATCATAGTTAAAGAAACCATTTTCCGACATCCAATAAGCTGAACCATCAACTTCGATACAGGCATTTTTACCAATCAACCCACAGTTGGTCCCTGCTTGTTGAAATGCAAAAGTAAAAGGTTGGCCTACAAATTGCATTAAAAATATTGCAGTATCGGTCCATACATAAAGCGCATCCCTACCTTTAATAGCAGACATGATCCTAGATCCTGCAGCAAGCCTTTGAGAACCTGCGGTATTTTCTGCTCTTATAGTATACTCATTAATATTTTCTTGATCAGAAAATCTTATAAACATATCATCTTGTGTAGTCTTATCTCCAATAGTTGTTTCTGTTCCAAAAAAAACTAAGTGTCTATCTGGAGTTGATACTACCATATGACGCGATGCTGTTGGTGCACCTGAAATAATAGTTGCCCGAGTAGTTAAAGAATTTGATGCTGTTGCGTCCCATTCAAAACATTCTCCATTGTATATAAGAGCAATTAATTTTGTACCAAAATTATCAAGAACCCATAAACCAGGGTTAAGTGTAAACTGTGTAGTCGATGAAGCTTCACCCCATCCGTTGTAATCTGTAATATTTGT